TAAAACTGACTGCGTAAAGAATTAACGACAGGCATATACTGATCTGTTAAGAATTTATTTCTTAAAGCAATTGGAATACTGTAAACATATTTCCACATGTAACCATCTGGCATAATAACAGGATCAACCACAGTACCGATTGGTTTAGATGTAGAAACTGAATTATTATAGTTGTCTAGACATCTGTACACATGGTACTCATCTGTTAAAACATAACAGTTAGTGTCCTCAACTCTTTGAGCACCAGAATAAGCGATATTTACAACAGCTTCTGCCAAAGCACCTTCTCCACCACCACCTGTGATAGTAACAGTTGGTACTGATGTATATCCAACCCCTCTTGAAACAAGATCAATTCCTACTACAACACCATCTAATAAAATAGGTGAGGCACTAGCACCAGTACCGCCACCACCAGAAATTGTAATAGTCGGAGGATCTGAATATCCAAATCCACCAGAAATTAAATTAATACCTTGCACCTCAGTAGAATACTGATCATCGTACATATCATAAATGGTTCCTGTTGTCCAATCAACTCTTGGAACAACAAATGATACATCGGTAGATTTAATTTCTTTCATGGTAATAATTTCATTACGAGTTTTTAACTCATAATCAAAACTATCAATTGGATATGGAGGAATTGAATCATCTGTCCATTCAATAGTTTTACCAACAAAATAATAGTATCTAGCAGTACGAGTCTGAATCTCGTTATACAGTCCTTCTGCAATAGAATTGTGTAAATAAGATTTCAGAAGTGAAGAAGTTGCCATGGCTTACCTATTTTTAGCTAACTGTTACAACCCAAGTAACAGCGATTGAATCGCCAGCTGCTTTGTTAACAACTGGGAATGTAGTACGGCAAAGCATAGTTCCAGCTGAAGAAGCATTAAAAATACCAGCTTCAGTGATAGCACCAGTACCAGTACCAGCAGGAAATGTAGCAGTAGCAGTAACAGCGTTTGCTGAGTTAGAGAAGGAAGCAAGAACTACACGACCAGCTTCAGTACCAAGTGTTGTATTAGCAACCGCTGGAGTAGTTGTGGAAGTTCCAATAGCCATGTGAGACATAACTGTAGTAGCAGCAGATGTCATACGGCTGGCAATATAAGTTTTACCTGCACTAACAACTAAGTTAGGTACAGTAAACTCTTGTTTAATACTACCATCTTCAGCACGAACCACAACTTGTAGCTCGCCCTTCATTTTTAATGTATCTTGTTCGTTTAAATTCATAGAATTCTCCTTTTGTTTGCTAATTATTTAGCCTGTGAAATCAATCTGGTTACCAACAAATAATCCACCATCATTTAAGAAATAACCAGCTTCTGCGTATGGATTTAGGTCAATAATACCACCCGAGTCTGTTGGGACAGCATTATTATTTCCTGCATATGATAGTGTTCCAACAATATAATATGCAGCTGGGAATGTTGTTGTTAATGAAAATGCTGGTATTGTTCTATTTAGGTCAGATGCACTAGAAGCATTTGTGTCTGAGATAATTTGAGTTTCATTATCTATTGTCACACCATCATTTAATAAGTGAACAGAATCTAACTGTTTATTAGTCATATTCAATGCACTAATACCATCACGAGTACCACCACCATAAGAAAGAGTTACCTCAGTCATTACGGCTGTATTATTATCTACTACATTATTAAAGTTAAATGTAGTAGCATTCAATAACTTAGAAACATCTAGGTATGGAACAGTTCTAGTAGTACCAGACCCAGTTTCATCCAACATTAGTACAGATTCGTTATCTACAGTAGTTCCGTCATTAATAACATGAGAAACATTCAATAACTTAGAAACATCTAGGTATGGAACAGTTCTAGTAGTACCAGACCCAGTTTCATCCAACATAGTTACAACTTGTTGATTGGTGTCTTCTACACCATCAAAGTTTAACGTAGTGTTAATAATCTGTTTGTTTAGCGTCCAGTATGGATTAGTTCGTGTTCCATCTAATGCTAGCCCAGTCTCGACCATTGTAACAGACTGTCCCTCAGCAAAAGCAGCGCCATTTAAAGTAGAATTTTCAATAGTTTTAGAAATATTTAATATTTCTTTGCCATGAGAAGATGTAACTTCGTCATTAACAGTAACTGCAAGAATTTTTATTAAAGACTCTAACTCAAGACTGATATCAAAATCGTTGCGAATATCGTACTCACCAAAAATAGCCATACCAGCTGGGTGAATAAGATTTTTAACAACAGTTTTATATGATTCTAATTTTTCATCTATCTTAATAACGTAAGAATATGCTTGATAGTATCGACTGTCTTGAATAAAAATAGCGTCATCCAAGAAACTGTCGTTTGTGATATAATATCCTGGGTATTTTGCCAGTGCTCCAAGAGTACATTTAATGATAGCTGGATTGGTATCTGTAACTTGAGAATCAATAGAACTAATACCAAACTCACGAAGAACTAAACCAGCGTATGTACCATCAAAGGCATGACTTCCAGAAGGGTCAATATTATAGTCAGCTGTGTTTAAAGTACCAACCTCAGCAAAGCCATCTAGATTTTCTGAAATACTTAAATTATTACCAACTCGTTGGATAACAGTACCAGCAGTACCAGAAACATCTTGTCCAGATAATGCAGAAATAGTAGTGGTAAAATCAGTAGAATATCCTGTTCCAAATTTAATAAACTGGGCTCTGGTTATACCACCAGTTCCATTAACAGCAGATACTTTCATGATGGATCCATACCCATCAAAGTTTTTAATATTATAAATGTCTCCAACTTTGAAGCCAGATCCAGGCTGCAAAACTTCTAACTTCACAGTTGTTGATAAAATTTCAGCAGTAAAGTATACACCCTTATCATCATCACGATATCTTAAACGATCTCCAACAGAAATATCTCCAAAGAATCTTCTGTCGATTAAAAATTCATAAACATCATCAGATACACGAATAGCACGCTCTACTTCAATTTCAACATCTTGTCTTCTATCAACAAGAATTCTAATAATTTTATTTGGCGTAATGACATCAATTAGTTTACCAACAGCGTCGTTCGGTGAACCCGTTAATACTCTTGCGAATACTGAAACGTCTTGATTCCATCTACCATCAGATGCTCTTAAAACTTGTTTTGATGGATATTCAACTGTGACTTCTTTATTAAACAGGATTCTGAATAATAGTTTATACGATGCCTCAGATCCTTTTGCACCATAATGATCTTTAATATGCTGCAATAAAAATTTACTATCAACTGCAGTATAAGGAAGATTACTTCCAAGTTCACTTTTAAAATGACGAACGAAAGAATCTAGAGTTGTATCTAAATCTCTTAGCGTTTTAAGATCAATCTCGTTTTGCTCTACATATGCATAATATGATTCTAAAAACGCAAGGAAGGTTTGGTAATCTTCCCTGACGAATTCAGGAAGCTGAGATCTTACTAATGAAGATGTCTTTGGTTTTACTAACGGCATTATGATCTACTTGAAGTAAACTGATAGTTGTATCCACCACGGAGATCGCCAGTCGCTGTCTTATCAGCAATGGCAGTTACATATAAATGGTCTGTTGCAATCTGCGCAATTTGAGTTAATGCAGAAACTACATCATTAGAAGCAGGTTTAATAGAAACTTCAAGGTCAACATCGGCTAATGCAGTGATATGTAAATTTCTGATATCAACAATTCCTGCGCCATAGTCTACAGTGCCAATGCGTGTGTTTACATATTGTTTAACACCATTTGCTCCATATTTAAATAGTCTGATGTAACCAAGACCATCATCATTTAGATAATGAATTTCATCACTTCCTGCAATAAAGAATCCTGTTGTGATAAATGAACCACCATTACCGATACCATCCGCAAAGATTGGGTTGATAATATTTAACAAGTATTGAGCGGATACATTATATCTTGGGGTTAACTGTCTTCTAATTAACACTGTACTAATGTTATTGACAATAGATGGTTCTGATTCATCAATAACTTTAGATAATTTGGAAAATCTAAACACACCATCAAATACACCTAGCTCAGTAGCATCGTAATTAATAATAGCAGAGCGAACAATAGATTCAATTTCAGAAGCTGTTCTAATAGTTTCTTGTTCGTTATAGTAAACAGTGACATGTAAAGCGATATTTAAATATTCTGGGTCAACAATCTCAGGTATGACTGATACCACATTTCTAGATTGTAACACTGAAGAAATAACTGCAGCCTTTTGTACTGAAGTTAATTTGGTTGCATCTTTTGGTTTTACGCAAATAAATGTTTTGCCATATACTGGAGGATTGTTATCTTCTCCACCCCAACAAGTAACTGATTCTGCTTCTGGAACATTGGCGTAAATTATTGCTTTGTAATCATCTGGTGTTACTGCACGATTCTGAGCAGCATAGAATTTTGGAGCATTAAAACGAATAGAATCTAACTCTTCTTTATCAGCACCATTCGAAGCTGGTGCTGTAGTAGTAACAGTAACTGAAGCACCACTAATCAAAGTGGCACCATTATAACCAAATATTCTTGCTCCGTTAACAGCTTCTTTGCTAGAAACGAAATAATCTAAATGAACAACATTACCATTTGATAATGCTTTACCGATTATATCATCACCAAAGTTTACTTCATAAAGACCATTATCAATCTCTTTAACCCAATATATTTTAGATTCAGATGTAGCGTTAACAATAGTATTAGACTCAGTGTAGGCTTCATATACTGAAGATGACTGAGATTCTTGAACACGGATCTTTAGAGTAGTAAGGTCAACATCGCTGTTGGGTATAACATATCTAACTCCAGAAGCAACTAAAATTTTATTAGTTATCGGTGTTCCTTCTGTTAATTCAATGCCTGTATAATTATATGAATTACCAGACAACACTGCATTTAAAGTTCCAGTGTTATAAAATGTATACTGTGAGCCATCAATAGTAGTTGAAAACTGACTGTATGCTGGAATAGCTAAGTTAGCAGGAGCAGAGCTAGCATTGGCACCAGTAACTGAAACATTAATATTCACTGTGGCTTTTGCACAAGTTGATGATCGTGGAGTATAACCAAGCATTTTTGCCAGAGAAACAACACTGTTTCTTTTTCTGGCAGAATCTAAAAACATTTCGTTAATAGCTAGGTTATTGTAAAGAGCATTATAGTGGGTATTGTAAGCCAGAACATCTAGTAAAACAGACATTGCCGAACCTTCAAAATCGTAATCTTGAAACTCGTCTTGTCCTCTTAAAAATTCTTTGAGGTTATTTTTGATACCATCAAAGTCTAGTTCTGCTACATTAATCTTTTTGTTTGCCATTATCGGGTTCTCTCTAATGTTAAGTCGAGAGTTAGAGGTCTCTCTGTATTAACGATTTTGAATTCTATTGTTATGTAAACTGCGTTGTTTTCATCGCTAAGATTAATACTAACTTCTATTAACTGAACTCTAGGTTCAAAGTTATTAACAACATCAAAAATAGCCTGTCGGATAGAAGCAGCAAGTAATGGAGTGGCTGGCTCGAACATTAATGCACGGATAGGTGAACCAATTTCACTATGGAATGGTCTCTCATAATGTCTGGTTAAAATTAGATTTTTAAGGGAAGTCTTTACTGCATTTTCATCGAATCTGCGTGTAACATCCTTTGACACTGGGTTAGCAGTGAAATTAAAATCTAAATCTGAAAATACTCTTGTGTTTCGTGCCATATTCTTATTTAGGTTATTCTATAAAAGAGTTAGGAGATCCTTCAGCTATTGCATCTCCATCATTTAGGTTATCGCCGATTCTTGCAGCTAATTTACCTTCGATATAAGTCTTTGATGCTCCACTAGAAGGGTATCTGATATCTGAATTATGGACAGTATTCACTAGACTGTGCGCAGCAAACTTACACTGCTCATCAACCACCCCAGGAAATTTACCATTAAAATAGGTCTTGGCGACAGGTGTAGTTATCATGGCAGTTGGAGGAAACCCACCATGTCCAGTGGACATATCTCCGATTCTACTTACTGCTGGCATATGACACCAATTCTTTCAGATTAATTCTTCCTGGATCCCAGTTTTTATCCTGTAAAAGTATTGTGTATTGATTAGTAGCCATAGTGACTTCTGCTCCATTCACGATCTTATACGCTTTAGTATCATATGTAAATACTCTGCTTCTAGTTGTATCTGCTTTAAATGAAATAACTTCTTGTAAAGTTTCTCTATTAATTTTGTCAAAAACACCACCAACTGGCTCATCTAAAGTAGAAACTGTTGTAATAACTCCATCTGATGATTTAACAGTTAAAGTGTCATTAAATGCTTGTTTGAAATACCCTGAAATTGTAGCAGCAAGTCCTTCAGTGAATGTTATAGTATTAGGATTAGACTCCTGTGGAGTTATTCTAACATTATAATAAACATCGGCAGTGGCTTCTACTGGTGGAACTGCCAACGGATCTGCTGCAGTTCCAGGTTCATAGTATTGAACTTGATGGCTAAATGTAGCCAGTTCAGCGTGAGTACCCAATAATGAGGTAGATGGAACCCAAGGCATTATGCTAACTTCTTTTCTTTAGGTGGAATTGTATCTAACAAAGCAAACGAACCTCTTTGGTAAGTAGAATCATTTACCATAGTAAATGCCATTTTTCTTCTTGGTCCATACCCGCCATAACCCATATGAATCCAACACTGAGATGGGAATCTATACTCTAAAATAATCTGATCGTATGGCAGAATCTTTTCTAATTTCTGAGCCAATTCCCAAGTTCTTTGATACACATTAGCTCCAATTAGAGCGATATCAACAGCAAAACCTTTACAGTGACTTGAGTTTGGACTTTCGTTTTTGATAACACCCTTTAGTCTATAACCAGAAGTAACTTTCCATTGAGTTTTATAACCACCAATGCCACCTGGAAGTAATTCTAATGCAGGCTCCAGTAAGTTCTGCGCAGTCTGAGAGAGATTACATACAATTTCTTGAGCTGTGAATAGCCTTAATGTTTTACCATCAGCACCAGCTAGTTGTTGATCAACTAATCTATGTTCTCCACGAGTTCCACCAGCAATTAACATACCCAATGTGAAATTTTTAGACATCACAAAATCGTCAGTAAAACTATTTGTATTGTAAATAATTTTACAATCAACTGGCACTTCTACATTAGATCCACCAGATGTTGTTGGTGATGTTTCTGTGGCTACAGGTGCTGGCGCAGCAGGGACACCATTTTCAATAGATTCTTTATTAGACGCAGCACGACCTTCTGGAGTGTTTAGTTCTTCAGGTGTTTCGGCTTGAGATCTATCTTCAAAAGCTCGCTCAGGTGGAATTAAATAAGGAACAACTGGATTCGCTGGTGTACCTAAGGCTGGCGCAGTTAATCCAACATCCTCTAAATCCGTGGCTCCTGCAGCACCATTGCCGAATTGACCTTCAGCGTAATCCATGCTAGTTGTTCCGCCAGATAGGTAATTGGCATCACCAACTGCTTCAATGTTAGTAGTATTGCCTTTAACACCTAAAGCACCAACTGCTTGAACATCATAATCGCCTTGAGATTTAGCAGTTATATTACCAGCATCAACTTTAAAGTCACCTGCTACTTTAACTAGGAAGTCTCCACCGATTGCCAAATTTACATCTGTTGCAACACCAAGTTCTAAGTTATTACCAACTTTAACAGTTGCATTATTTTCAACTTGAATGTTTGCGTCAGATCTAGCATAAATGTTTGTGTTACCATCAACAGTGATATTACACTCACCTTTAACACTAATACATCCATTTCTTTCCATAATGATAAAGTTATCACCAATAATGTAATTGACTTGAGTACCCTGTGGATCTATCTCGTGAAATGTTCCAGATCTATGGTAAGTATGAATTCGTTCTTGCCCTGGAGTATCATCTAATTCTTGAATGTGACCAGATTCAGATTCATAAACTTTATTGAATGGATACTTTGCACCATATGGAGCAGTAGGTTGATCCCATGTACCACCATCTAATGCCTTTGGTATTCCAACAACTCTTGCTCCATCTTTTTTCTGAACAACAGTTCCTTCAATAATACCACGAGCCAGTCTATTGGTATCGGCTTCTCCGATGTAGTCTTTTAATGGGTATTTGTTATTTGGATCTCTGAAACCAGTATTATCAGATCCAGATTTCAATGCCTCCGCAGAAGGTCCAGGTGTTCCAGTAAAGTTGGCTGGTGGCGCAGCAACTGGTGATCCAGCATCTTTATCCACAGAACTAGATGAAGGAGTTCCGTAAAAATATTCGTAGTATGATGTTTTCTTTGCGCTAATATCTGGTGAATTAACACCAACGGCTTTCTTTGCAGCTTGGAAATATCCAGGATGTGCTGTAGGGCTAGTACCCTTTGGTACACGATCTTTAATATACAATGCAGCAACCAGTGCTGACACATTAATGTCTGAATCAAGTGAATCTGGATTGTTGACAATATCAATACTTAATCCTGTATCATTGGCCAGCTTCTGATATCTTTCGTAGTTAGCTTTACCTGTTAATTGAATAAATCCACGACCAAAATACTTTCCACCATCAGCGTCTGTTTTATTTCCAAGAAAGTTTTTACCTCGTTTGGTTGGACCATATGCCCATGAGAAGAATTGTTCTCTAGTAACACCCTTTTTAGATGCATTGGCATATTTTGCGATATCTTCATCTGTGGCGAATGAGTAAATTTGCTTCATTCTAGATTCGCTGTAGTTGTAAGATTCTAACTGAGGAATCCAACGAGTCTCGCCACCAGCGATACCCAACAAGGCACACTTTTGTTCTTTAGTGGTAAGACCAACTTTATCACATGCAGCAATTAGAGCTTTAATACCATTTCTTGCCGCAGAATCATTCGGTGATTCTTTTGGCGGAGGGATGGTAGGGATAGATGTATTAACACCAGATTCTGCTGCAGTTGCTGGTGTAGTTGGTGATGCTGCAGCAGGTGTAGTTTTAACAGGACTGCCACTACCATCTAAAACGGGTTCTCCAGTGCTGCTCACTAAGACATTTTCTAATTTACTCGAATTTACAGCATCAATATTAGTTGGAGCATCTTTAAAGGTGATAATGTTCTCACCGTAACCAACAACTGTATTATTAATAACAATACTAGTAGAATCTAATATTCTTACAATTGTTGTGTTATCAGGTAATCCAAAACCAATAACTTTCATATTGGCTTTTAGATTTTTAGTTAAATTGGTGTCACCTGTTTCTGCGTCAAAGAAAGTTAGTGTAGTTCCATTTACTGGACCTTCAATAGTTCTTAACTCTATATTTGCAGTCTTAACATTAGTATCAATTGAGCCAGAATCATCGTCAGAAATAGCAGTTGGAGATGAAGAGATACCACCAACAGTACCAAGCATAATTGGTTGTTGTTGATTCTCGTCGGCAAACATTATAATAACAGTTGTACCCTCAACTGGTCCAACTGGAGAATAACCAATACCATTCATCGCAGCAGATGTTACTGGCTGGACAGGTAATGCCCATGGCAACTCGTTTGTAGGTAACTGAGTTTTATCGTGAGTGTGCAATCCTACGATACGAACTTGGCATCGACCAAGTTTAAATGGATCTGATCTATTTTCAACTACACCTGTATAAAACATTATTTTTTCCCGTCAAGATTCAAAACTAAACTATCTTTAATCAATTCCATATGGCACTCATGCGATTCTCTGGTTATGTAATGATTGATCGCTGAGATCAAATAATAACCAGAAAACATTTTATCTTCCATATCAGTATCTTTATCTGATACTGGCTCTACTCTATTTAAGGTGACTTTTACTTTTTGTCCAACTGTGTAATCTGTGCGACCAGGAACAGTCATCTGTATTTTGCTAGACTCAGCTAATTTTAATAAAGAGTTTCTTTGTTGAAAGTTTTTAAAGTTGCTGGTATCTCCAAACCCACTAAACGATCCAACTGCTCTTGGGTAATTTACAACCATAGAGTTGGTTCTTAAAATTGCATCTTGTGAAGCTAGAGGATACTTATTTAAATGGTTTTGTTTGGTGATATTGTCAAACATGTTATAGTTTTTAACATTATACTTTTTGTTTGTGATATCCCAAGATAGTGCCTTGGATGCGTATGCACCCTTGCTTACTCTATCCATATAATCAAACCCAGTTGGTATTGAAACAGAAGTTGCTCGCTTATAATCTTCTTGAACATTTCTTACAGTTTTACCATTTGGTAGATTATCTCTAGTGTATTTGTCGTATTTAAACTCTTGATATACATTGGCTGCATATAAAGAATCTAATGACATAAAATAAAAACCATCTCTATTTTCAAAAAACAAATAACTTGGAATATTATTTTTATTAACGGCAAGTTCTGTCAAATATGAAATGCACTTTGTAGGTGACCAGTAATTTGCAATAAACTTTACATCTCTACTAGTCTCTTCAGAAAATACTTCTTTCTTTGACTGCAGACCATTATACTCTTCAGAGATTAGTTGTTTCAATAACTTAGATGGGCTTCCTGTGTAAACTTTACTAATCTTTTTGTTAAGATCAATAACAGCTTCTACTGAAATAAAATGTAGTTGATAAACTACTGAACTATCACCAATCAACTCTCGATTGGTCATTTTGTAGATATAATATCTACCCTTGATTTTAGATTTGTCTAATGTTGGAGTGCTAACTTCTAGTTCTACAAACTCTTCGCCAGCGAATGGAAATAGATTGACCAAATCCAACATATCTTTAATAATTAAAGAACCTGTTATAAATGGGGAGAACAAGTCTTCGTAATATTGAATATTAATGACCTGTGCAGAAATATCTTGGAATACTCCCTTTGAGGTTATAATTTTAACCTTGTCAACACTTACTTCACCAGCAAATTTTAATGTCGAAGAAGTTGCCATTACATCAAGTCTTTATAATTTTGAAGAATAGTTTTAATTAGATCTGGCGAAATTATTTTTATTGTTCTTTTACGTTCATTCACATCTTCTTCATATTGTCTATTTGATACTGACACTGCACCAGGAAAATCTGAGTCTACAAAATATCCTCTATCGTCAAGATAGTGGTGAATATTATCTGCAGTGGCTCCATACTTTTGGTCAATGTATCTTTGTAAGTCTACATACTGAAGTGGCCAGTCAGCACGGTAGTCATGAATGTCATTTGTCAACATAACGATCCAGTGATATTCTGCATTACCGTAAATCTTTTCTGCTACAATTTCAGGTGTTTCACCTTCAACAATATCATAGTAGTCATACACTGTTACATTAGCGAGAACATCTCTACGAAAATGAATATTTCGTGTGATGTCTTTCATAACAATAGCTTTTGTTTGCTTTGGTAATACTGTATATGGTGGTGTGATAGTAACTGTTGGTGGAGAAGTATAACCAACACCACCATTAATCATAACTATCTGAGTAATAATTCCGTTAGAAACAATAGCACGAGCAGTGGCAGAAACACCAGGTTCAATCTGTGGTGCACTAAAATTAATAAGTGCTGTTTTATATCCAGTACCACCATCTGTGATACTAACTGATGTTACAACTCCACCAGAAATATTTGCGGTTGCTTTAGCTTGTAAACCACCACCTTGAATTCGCTGAATGTCGAAGTCGTATAAAAACTCTGGAAAATCTTTAAAATACATTATAGACCATCCTTAATTTTATCTTTAGTCAATAGAGACAACTCACGGAAGTTTAATGTTACATTGATCTGTGTAGGCATTCCGTTATTAAATGCAGTGAATGCTCCGTTAGGGGTATAGTTAATACTCAACTCTGTCAATACGCAAGATGTATGGCGATGTAAACTTCTATTCTCAATACCACCCTGATAATACATAATATCAAATTCTGAAGGATAGATGTATAAGAAATTATTGTTATCCTTAAACTCAGGATGCATATGATATTTAAACTGCTCAATAATGTTTAACACATTCTTAGCTTCAGTTTCATTTCTTGGAAAGAACTGGTAATCAAAAGAGAATGATCTAAAGTCAACACCCTTGAACAACTGTTCTTTCTTTGGGTTGGCTGCAAGACCAAGTAGTGCCCCAGAAGCTGCACCCATTGGTGCTTTTGATAATGCTAAGTTAGAAATAATAGCTGCACCAACACCAGTGACATCACTGTTCTTACCTTTAGATTGAACAGCTTTCATAATCTCACTGCCACCAGCAGATGCCATCGCTAAAGTAGCAGTATCATCTTCGCTCCACTGGACACCATATCGAATACTTAACTGATTTGGAATATGTAAGGCAATAGCAGTCTTTAGCCGTTTCTGAGAACGAAC